TCATCTCATTTTCCTTAATATCTTGTTCTGCCATACTTCTGTACATTTAAGGGGCATAATTTCCGGATGGAAATATTACCCGATTTAACATTTTAATAATTAACTCGTTTTGTAAATTATAAATCAAAATTTTCCGTAATATCTGAAGAACTCAAAAGGAGTTCTCACATCAAGATAACCGTCTACCTCTTCGTTGGCTTCCGCTTCCATTTCAAACGCGGAATTTCCGTAAGCCTTATCACCTACATTTATCCAACACCGGTTACGGCATAAGTGATACATGTAGGATATTGCGTACTCCACACCATACTGGAGGTAGAACCACAACGGGCATAGCAGATATACCCATAAGTTGAATCCGGTAAACAGCATGATTACCGTCAGCAGCACAGCGGATGCAATCATGCATTCCTCCCATTGACGCACATGAATCGCCTCATGGTTAAGTGTACTCTGCTTCATCTCCTCCTTGCTTTTCTTGGTGAAGACGAAACATCCCAATGTGATGGTGTTGTAACCCTGCCACAGCAGCCATTTCGCTAACTTGCTTTCATAAAAAACTTTCATACATCTTTCCATTTATATTAGTTTGTTAATTAACCGGGTTTTCGTAATCATGGTCACCCAAATCAGCATACGAATACGAAATGCCATTTTTATTGGTTGAAATCCAGACTCCTCCCAATGATATGAATTCATAAACACCAGGCTCTGTGATATGAGCTTTATTGCAATAATGGTATTGACCGTCAACCAACTCCATATCATTAAATCCGTCCGATGTTACAACTGACACATAGCCATATGTGCTCCCTGAAGAATTATTATATATGATCAAGGATATTTTCATACCCACACATTGGGCAGAGCTGGGAAGCATGTATTCACTTTGGCCTATTCTACTGGGACGCCCATTGCCAAAATCCGAACCAAAATTGGGGTTCAGGTAAAAGTAGCCTTCATTGGAACTAAACCCATGTATCTTTATGAATGCCGCTGTCGCTGTAATTTTTCCTTGAACATTGACTTCTCCAGTCTCACCATCAATGCTACAAGTGACATTTCCATTCTTATCCCTTGCCAATACGTTCTGTACCACCAAATCATCCACAAGGATTTCATCAGCACGTATTTTTCTCGCTAAAGCCATATCCATAGCTACAAACATAAACTGCTGTGCCGCCTCCCAATTCGCATCACCGTCTATCGAGGTGGGTGCGACAGTGACCGACGTACCGTAAGCCCGTACCCGAAACGGAATGGTGCGATTGTTGAATGTGGCCAGTACGATGTCATGGTAATCTTCATTCCAGACATATGTGTTGCCCTTGGCGAAAAAACCTCTCGGACGCGGCTCACTGGCATCCCGTCCGCTTGAACCGTCATAGCTGACACCCACGGACATCTCCGCAATGAAACTGTCATTCCATGCCGAAGCGTCAGCCTGGCTCTGGTAACAGCGGACTGAAAACGTTGAATACCCTGCAGAAGCGTTGACCGTAATCTCGGAAGCCCTCGAAGGCCCTGCGATGGCGCTCCATATCCCGTTGCTGTACCCCCGTGCGGTCAGATATCCGTCCGGATAAGTCAATGTGGCGCTACCAAGCGTCCGCTTGGCATAGACGCGGAAAGCTGAAGGAACAAGCGAACCGGCATTGCTCACCCGTATATTGCTGCATGTACTGATGAGATAGACCATGCCGCCGTCTGATGTCAGTTGTTCCCATTCGTCGGTGTTCACTTCTTCGGTAATAATATAACCGTAGGACTTGCCGCCGTTCTGGGTCTGAGTGATTCGCCTCCCGTCATGAGTTGTCTGAGTCCATAGAGGTGGATTCGAAGTGTCAACCTTTGAGAGCCAGGAGCGACTCCCCATCGTACAGATGGTGAGCTTTTTGTATGGAGTATTAGCCGTGCGCCACTCACCGCCAGCCTTGACGGATTCGCCGTCACCGCCAGGTTTTCCTGGATTACCGTCGTTGCCGTCCACAACCATGGGTATAGTTTCCCGGTCCACGACCTGCCCACCCACGTAGAACACGAACTGCAGCTGCGTCGTGAAGTTCTTCGGGGAAATGGCCGTGCCGTTCTGTATCTCGACCTCCGAACCACCGTCCTTACTGTATTTCAGCACACCGTCAGTCGTGATGGAAGTGGTACCGCCTACAGACTTGGTGCGTGTGCATGACACGCTTGCCACACTGTAGGTACCATCCTTCCGCTTGCTTACTGAAGATACGGAAGGCACCAGCCTATAGAGTATCGCATCACTGCCCGGATTACCGGCACGTACACCGGCAATGGTGAACACCAGCTCACGGCTTATATCCGTATCCTGTACCGTAGCCGTAACGGTTATCCTGACCTCTGAGCGTGCAGGCATCGAAATGCCGGAAGCCACGGTAAACGCTATCACACCCGTATTGACATTGTAGCTTTCCGTGACACCGGCAGGCGTCACGCATGAGATGGACTTGAGCTGTAGCTTCTTCGTACCATACCACATGCCGACGGTTGTATTGAGCACGGATTGCGAAACAGTCTTTCCCTCGTATGTCAACGCCACACTCTCCATCTCATTGTCGAAATCGGCTACAATGGCCGACTCACCGTCAAAGCCCCATTTGGCCCAGATGGCGGCCGGACTGAACGCGCTCCATACACCGTCCTTCTTAGTTCGGCAGCAAGCCCACTCGTATGGCAGGCTCTCGCTCACCCCAATCGGGTCATCATGCCAGCCGGACGGCACATAGTCATCCACCTGTGATGTGGCAGGGGTTGCCGGAGCGATATTTTCCGCAGTATGCTTAAAAATCCATTCATAATCCCTACCGTCACGCCCGTCCTGGCCGTTCTCCACCAGCAGCTCATACTCAGCGGTATTCAAGTCCCCGGTAATGGTATAACCGTAGGACTTGCCGCCGTTCTGGGTCTGCAGGATACGGCGCCCCTCATTGGTCGTCTGAGTCCACATCGGAGGATTGTCGGTACCATCAGGAGCGACACATAAAAACACACGTCCGGCCATCTTGGTAATACCCATGTAAGGTATATGCTTTCCGGTTTCCCATTCACCGCAATTGGTAATGCTTGTACCGTCTGCACCCTTGCTGCCAGTCACACAGATGGCGTTCGTTGTGGTACTTGTACCATCAGTAAAGACTATCCTTGTCCGGGTCCAGATATACCAGCCGTTTTTCCACGCCGGAGAGTCTGTCTGCCACTCGCCTCCGGTTGTGGTGGCCGATGAAGAGGAAAGGTAGTATTCTTCGGTAATGGACTTGATGCCCTTGCCGTCGGCTCCCTGCCCACCACTGATACAAGCCGCTTGAGTGTACTTGACTTCGCCATCAGAATAGACAATCTTCGTCCGCGACCAGATATACTTGCCGGCTTCCCATTCAGGGGAGGTAGTCTGCCAACCGTCCACCGGGGCAATGACATTAGACACCGATATCGCGTATTCCACATCGGTAGACTTGATACCCTTGCCGCTTTCTCCCTTGGCCGCATATTTCAGCCAGTCGGCATTGCCGTCTGCCGGTTCTGTAGACGTGCCTTTCTCATTGACACATATCCATGAGCTGCCGTTATGCGTCACCTCATCATAATAGGCATACTTCTCACCCTTTTTCCACGTACCTTTAAATAGCGGTACCCGGAAAGCCTCGCCGGTGATGTCATCCACCTGGAATATCTTGCCGGACATGATGACGTGGCGAAAAACAGCCGAGTAGTTGTCGGCCGGAATGCCGTGAACTGTTCTGCCTTTCTTCTTGCCAATCCACGACATCTCTTGTGCCGGCTCGACATCCCAGGTATTGGCGTGGTCGAAGAAAGTGATGCAGTTGTTGCCGTTAACCGTATCAATCAGGATGTACGTCTGCCGTTCCGGGTCTGTAAAGTTACCCGTCTGGGCGAGTACCATCGCATCCCCCGGCTTCCAGTCGGTACCCGGTTTCGGCGTCATGACGAATGTCTTGGCAGTGTAATCGGCAGAAGTCACCCGGAACTTCATCTCCTCGAACCCCTGCAGCTTGCCTTCGGCGTTCTTGGTGACGAAGTAGGTGGTCAGAATGTCATCCACAAACTGGCTCAGCCCGTCGGCATCGGTCAGGTCAGGAGTTATGGTGTAGCTGCCGTCACCGTTGTCGCTCCATTCCTTGACCGTACATCCGCCTCCGGGAGAGGCGCACATTCTGCCTTTGAAATAGGTCACACGGTTATAGGCAATCTCCGGAACAAACAGACGTTTGCGGAAAATGCCCTCTTCCATTTCAAGGATGCCATTCTTATCGATACAACCTCCGGAAATACCGGTGATAAACTCGCCGAACTTGACCCAATCTCCGAAGGTTATGGGGAAGGGGGTGCCGTCAGCCTGGTCTTTTCGAAGGAACACCTTTGATAATTCTTCGATGCTCATTCCTTGTTGAATGAGTTCAAGAATGCCAATAAATGTCCGTCCAACCCTCTCTGCGGTATTCTCTCCCTCAGAAGAGGCGTTCCTTATCTGTAGAGCAAGTTTCCTTAATATGTCAAGTGTATCAGGCATTATTCACCAAGTACTCTAAAAGTTACACGATTAGCATTAATCCCTCCACTTCCCCTATACAGCGGAAAGTCTTTTTTATTATCATTCAAATACCGAACACATTCTTTCATATACCTATCAGCAACAGAGAAAGCATCATTATAAGCCATAAGTTTCTCCTTAAAATCAGAACGCGATGAATATTCGTTATCTTTATTGACAAATCCAAAACGGGTGACATTTCCATCTCCATTTTTCACGATACGAGCATAGGTATAATATGCCAATGTCGTTTTCAGCCCTACAAAGGAACGTTTGCCTCCACATTCTATGGTATAAGAACTACCATTAAGCAACTCACTATAATTTTCCGGATGTTCTTTCACATCTAAGAATAAAGCATCACCCAAAGCTGACTTCAAATCAATGTTCTCCGACTCCCGAATATATGCCTCTATCTTTTCCGTATCGATGTGTATTGACATCGTACGAGCCAACTTATAGACCTCATCTGTTGTTATTAGACATCGCAGCATTTCTTATATATTTAAGAGGTTGTACACTAAAGTCATTGGAAGGATTGAGAGGTTCATACCAATGCGCAAAAATTTTCTGAAAAGCCCGTTCAATCATGCGTTGTTGCTTTGACACAATAGAGTTATAGTATTCAAAAGCATCTTCCAATATATCCCCAGAAAAACCAACCTTACCAATCCGGATACAATACCAAGGCTCCTGCCCGAAAGCCGAATAAATACGTTCAACCACACTGGCATCAGTAACGGTAAACTCCTTATCATAATTTTTAGGACTAATATCCACAAACTCCGGTTTTTCTTCATCAGATTCCAAGGTTACCTCTAAGACCTTTGTCGCATTGGTGTCTCCTTGTAATTGCACGATAGTATCAGAAAAACCAGTATCTTCATTAGTCCTATCCTCTTTTATAGGATTTCCGTTTTCATCAAAACGTACCGAAGAAGCACCTTTCTTTGTAATTATCATCCCGGAAGGCATGAAGTTACAACGCACATTACGATACTTCACATTGGCTAATCCCTCATCCGTACTCATTTCCGTAATCACACGGTCAGCTCTTCCGATAGGATACACGAATTTCCCTGTGTTGCTAATCCATAGTATCTGCCCCTTATAGTTTTCAATCCCTCCGGCAGCCCGAATTTGCGCATAGACCACCTCCTTACGTGGATTAAATACATCTATAAACTCCACATTTTCTGGTATTACCTTTATGGCTTTTCCCTGACGGGTTTTCTTTCCTGTCCAATCCGGATGAACTGCGATTTTTGCGATATATCCGGATTCATCCTCCTCCAACAAACGGCAATTTTCAAAGGGGATGTGCTGTACTTCCACTATATCTGCGAACATATTATAATTAACATGTATCGCCATCCCATCGTAATCAGCAACATCCTTGCAGACGAAAGCATGGATGTCATCTGCCGTATCTCCACGGCGGTTAACCACATATTCAGAAAAAGCAACCTCACGAAACCCATTTCCCTCTATGAAATTGGCATAACGTTCTGCACATTCGCTACCCGTTGAACTCGCAGCGATGATATTTCTTAGATGTTGGGGATATAAATTATCATCACCGTAGCTTTGGATGCCAAGATTACGTAAATAGCCCGTGTCAACACGCCTATTACTCTTCTTCTTTAATTCATTTACATTCATCGTTCCGTGAGGTTATTCTTTATTTCACCGTTTCTACGGCTTCTATAGTCTGCTTAGAGTCAACTACAGATTGAGCCTCTTTAATATGAGCATCCAATACTTTAGCTGTAACTTTCTTCCCGTTCAGTTTATAAGTCTTGAACGCATCTCTCACAAACTCAGAAGTAGCACCTTCCACTTCAAAGGCTTTCACCAATTCTGAAACCAAAGTTTCATCCAATGGTAAAGCAGGACTCATCCGTCTTTCAACCCTTTTCTCCCAATCGGAAGGCGTTGAAGCAAAAAAGACTATCCCTTTAGGATTTTCCGCAAGATACCTTTCTGCCGCTTCGTCAGTAAGATTGTTGTTGGTGTACATTTCACTACTTCCAAAGCCTACTTGGAGCAATACACCATTTTTCAATGCATAACTTGATTTTTCTTTCATTTTTCCATATCTTTTTAAGTACGAATACATTTCAATCACAGCGTCACGATAGCAATCACCACATGAGGTCTTGGTAAATGTCCTACCAAGAACTTCATGAAACATCAGTTCAATGTCTGATTTATCAGAAGAAGAAAGGGAGACCTTATCCCCCAATCTCTTCAACTTATCAACCATCTCCAAGACAAGCATATTCCCTCCTATGCTGCCGGTTCAGCCGTCAAAGTGTTGACAGCAGTCTTAGTTGCTTCATAACTCGTCTTGAACAAGAATAATGCAGATTTAGGCGTTTTCTGCTCTTCCAAGGTAACAGCCCATCCACCTTCAGTATCCTCGCTATACTTATCGTTGTCGATAGCTGTAGCTGTAAGCCCTTGGTAGTAACCATACACCTGGAAAGCGGCATCACCAGGGTTTCCTTCTTTCTGTAAACCCTTATATTTATTCTCCAACACCACAACATAGGTACCGTTAGCCAATCCGTCAATAACATCAGCGCATACATCCGGATCGTTTGCCAATATCACAATCGCGACAGTATTGGTAAACGAACTACGATATGTGCCAGCCACTAATGAGGTCTTTGTACCCGTAAATGGATTTTTACCAGGAACAACAACCTTATAAGCCTTCTTCCCGGTTTTCATAGCCAGCGTTTCAATCACATTCTTTTTTGTAGAATTGAATACTGTGGCTGCAAAGTCCACATCCGCACGATTCATTATTACCCCTTCCTGCTCCAATCCTTGTACTACTGGATCATCACACGACGGAACAATATCTTTCTTTAAAATATCATCACATACTCCCATAGAATACCTCCTTTTGTCAATATGCTACTTGCACCAAGTTGTCCTCGCCAATCATAGAACCGAGTTTACCAGTAGAATAGATATAATTCTTACGGGGTTTTCTTTCAAACCAGATATCAAGGTCAGATATCGGGTTATCGCCTTCACAACCGTACATTAAATTGTCCGGAGAACATAGAACCGCACGGTGAGGAAGGTTCAGTTTCGTTTTATCGTTCTGATACGCTTGAATAAATCTATCCCAAATAGAACATTTTACGACCGTAACGCCGTCATACTCTCCTACTTCAAGGCCGTCAAAAATGACCGTCCAAGGCATAATAACCTTATATTTCTCCCTCACATCACGTGACAAAGAATCACATAATGATTTTGTAGCAAAAATTGCATGTCCGGACTTCTGGAAAATACGGCTATCCGCATCTTCAAGCATCGTGTCAAACACAGATGTAGCAGCCCCCAATTCTTTCATCTTGGACTTCTGCAAAGCATAAGATGCTTCAGAGTTGGCTGATATAACGGTATGCTGACCGGAATTCTCTGCACATATGGCAAACAGGCGTTTAAAGAAACCGTCACATGTCTTGAACAATTCTACATTCAATCCATCCGTAATTTGACCGGAACCGTCAATATTAGCGGCATCCTTGTCTCCAAACCAAGTGAAGCGCCATAACATTTTCATCATTGCTTCCGTCAGTTTTGGAAGGACAATCCCATCCATATATTCAGTAGAAGTAAGGTCCGCAATATTGGTACCGGTCTTCAAGCAGTACTTTGCAATAGTATTCTCCAAATCCTCATAGCACATTTCCAACGGAACTTGCCAGTCGCCAATTTCCCATACTTTCTGGGCGGCAGCGATAGCCACTTTTTGATATTCAGGGTCACATCCGGCACCTGCGATACCTACATCCTCCATCTCACCGATGAAGCCAACTTTCTTGCCATTGGTCACTTTAGGCATGAACGTCATAAAACGCTCCATATCCTCATTTTGAAAGACTGTCAGTTCAATCAAGTCTTTCAAATCCTTCACCGCCTGATTGTCTGGCGTCAATTTTGAAAAATCTAAAATAGGCATACTCAATTCTCCTTTCTTTACTTTTTAGTTCTCTTCTCCCTTTCCTCTCTCAACTTTCTTTGAATAGGTGTCTCCTCTGCACTTGCTTGTGTCTCAACAGTATTCTTGAAGGATTGGGTACGCAAAGAGACTCTATAGGTTGAACAATGTTTTGCTAGCCAATTCTCACCTCCTGCCATCTTTACAGCATTCAGTATCTTATTGTCCTCAACTGTACGGGCATTGGTTTTCAATGCCGCATTTTCCTCTTCAAGTTCTTCAATGCGCGCCTTTAAAGCTTCAATCTCCTCGTCACCGTTTGCTTCTTCCGGGTCTTTGATTTCTGTAATCACTCCGTCTGTTACAATGATAGTCTTACCATCGGGCATAACATGCTCGCCATCGGGGGATGCCGCATCTCCCACCTGCGGTTCTCCTTCTTCACGTTCCACCGTCAGTGTATTACCTTCGGCATCTGTCAGTTCCATAGATACTACCGGAATGTCTTCTATCTTCTGGTAGCCACATTTCGCAAGCAGTCTGTCAATGATAGATTGCTTTACCGTTACTTGTTTCTCTTTGTTCATTTTCTCACTATTAAGTTTATAATCAGTTCCTTTTGCTGTAGTCGGTATAAGAACATCAGATATAAATCCAAGTTGTTTTGCAACCTCACCGCCAAACCATGCCTCCTTGTTCATCTGGACCTCCAAAATGGTCGATTCAACTCCTGTCCGTTCAACATATACAGCCATCATCTTATCCTTTTCCGCTTCCAGACTTGACTTGATGGATTCTATAGTTTCAAGGTCCAATAAATCATCATATCTTGCCAAATATGGTTTGTGGATGAGAAACTTTGCATGAGGATAAGCTTTTCTGCGTTCAAGTGGAGCAGAAAGCAAAATGATGGTAGCCATAGAAGCACATCGTCCAACAACGGTACAAGATATTTCCTTGCCCGACGCACGTAATGCATCATAAATAGCATACCCCTCAACCGTATCACCGCCGCACGAATGGATTTCAATGTCAATTTTAGGGTCAGCCGGGTCAAGCCATGAAAGGAAGTATTGGATATCCGGAAACGAAAGCCCCTCGTCACCAGTCAAATACCAATTTTCCATTTTATCCTTATCAGCTACAATGTCCTTGTTAATGTATAATTTAGCCATATCACATAATTGTTTGTAACAAAGGTAGAAAACATGATACGGCTTGAAGAAAATAAGAAGTCTATTCCACTGACACGCTTTGTCAGCAACTTTTTCAAAACAAAAAAAGAGCGGAATAATTCCGCCCCCCCTAAACATCCACCTTACTTGAGAACTTATCTATTATCCGATAAATTGTCCTTTCCGCAATATTATACTCATCGGATAAATATTGCATGATATAAGTCTTTTTATGTCCCTCCTTTGACAGACGGACATATTCTTGATACACGGGAATATATTTCACATCCCCGACATCAAGCGAAGCATCCCCCATCATTTGAAGAAGACTCTTATTCAATATCAATAGTTCATATGCTTTCATATACTACCAAGATTTTCAACGTACTTAACCCTATTAGCAACAGAGGTAAACTCTTCCACAGAAACCACCGGAGCAGGCGCCATCATCATACCTTTTGCAACAGCTTTGGCCAGCATGTCCTCTCCTAACGCCTGATTGGAAGAAGCTGTTACATTAATGGGAATACCTCCTCCTATCTGATTGAAAGCCGACAATAACGGAGCAAACATCGAGGTTGCAGCAGCCGTCATTACACTTTCACCGTTGGACAACATAGCAGGTATGGAATCGCTTGTACCGGAACCTGGCCCTTCAACTTTACCTCCTTGTGCAAATTTAGCACTTTTCACCGATTTCATAGCCTTTCCCATAACAGTAGTTACAGATGCCACTACAGTACCTATCGCAGCAAGCATGTCAATCCATGTTGCAGATGAGCGGGTAGCTGTTTCTACGGCTTTGGCAATGGCTACCCCTTGTGCGATAGAAACCTCCGCAATAGCCAGTATTTTCGCCAACTGGGCCATATTCTCGTTATCTCCTGCCGCTTGTTCCAACAAATCAGAAAGATTCCCTGCCAAGACAGAAAGGGATTCACCTTTATTTTGCTGCATCTCCACTTCCTTGTCAATGACCGCCTGCTTTGCATCCAAGTATTCTTGGTCTGCAGCAAGCTGTCTGGCCCGGAATTCGGCATCACTCTCCTCTTCCATCCGTCTCAAGCTGTCTTTCAGTTCAAGCTTCTGCTGTTCCTGCATACGAAGAAGCTCAAGTTCACTATATCCATTCAATTTAGCTTCTGCCAATTCATTATCCAATCGAAGTTTGAGTGCATCAGCTTGTTTCTTTGCTGTATCATTCTCATGTTGAACGGACAAATCATCAATCTCTTTATTGTACTTCTCCGTGACAGCAAGCTTCATCTGTTCAGTAAGCTCTTTCTGACGAAGTTCTACGTCACGTTGGACAACAAGTTGCTGTATTTTGAGTTGGTATTCCTGCTCACTTCCAGCTTTTACGGATTCAAGTTGCAGAGAGATTAGTTTCTGCCGGTTCTCCACCTCCTTCATCAGTTGTTCTTCCGATAATTGCTGTAATGCATCATTTTTTTGCTGTTCAAGTGCAATAATCTGATTATTTATAGCTCCACGTGCTTTCGTTGTAAGGTCTTGTTCCTCAATCAAGCGAACACGCAAATCTTCTATTTGACGAGAAAACTGACGTTCTATCTCAATGGATTGTTTCTCTCTACTGTCCTTAACCAGCTTAAGCATTTCATCCTCAGCCTTACGAATTTCTGAAAGTTCTTTTTCTTTTACAACTTTAGCCTTATCTACTGATTCTTTCCGCATCGCATTTATTTTATTCTGGGTTTCCTTATTACGGGTATAGCTCTCCATTTCCTTTTGAGCTACGTCCGAAAAAACTTGAGAGAATTCCTTTAAATCTTTCACTGTACTTTCTGATATACCCAATCGGCTAATAACCTCATCAGCCGTTATTGCACCTTGTGCCATATCATCAAGCAATTTATTAGCTTCACCAGTAAGTTCTATTTGCCCAAGAAGATTTGCCAATTTCTTTCGGCCAATATCAATGCTTTCCTGCTGAAGTTTATTTTCCATATCGTATGCTTTTGTAGCCGCATCAGTACGCTCTTTCAGGCTTTTTGTAGTATCATCCGCAATGAGCTTCAATCTTTCAATCTCAGAGCGACTTGCCGCACGCTTCATATTAAGCATTGTTTCCGATTTCTCTAACTGTTGCAATGCATCATTCAGTGCCCACGCTTGTTTCGCATCATTTGAAATTTCTTTTCCAATACCGGAAAAACTATCCTTCATATCCTTTGCTGCGCCAGAAAAATCACCAGAGAAGAATTTAGCAATAGCTCCACCAAACTTTGCAATCCGGTCTATAATCACATCAATAATTGCCCCAAAAGAGGACATTACATTAGAAAGAAATTCAGTACCTTTTTGCGTTTTAGCCAACCATGCGACCAATGAGCCCAACAAAACAACAATAGTCCCAATACCAGTGGAAATTAGTGCAAGTTTCAACACTTTTAAAGCTGCAGATAACAAATTACTTGTTATAGCCGCTGCTTTTTGAGCACCAGAGAACATATTCGCAGTGACCGTTCCTGCTTTGTACTGGACTGTTATTTTAACCAATTCATCCTTCAAACCACCAACAAATTCCTTTGTACCTCGCAAGACGCTAACGCCACTGCGCAATATGGAAACAAAAGGTACTTGGGCTTCTGTAGCCTGAAGTATCGCATCTTTATAATTACCCACATTCCGATAAAAGCGCTGCGTTTCTTCTTCCGCACCTTTCAGTTCATCGGTAATGGCATTTATCTTATCTTGCAGCTCTTTGCCTTCGCCCCCCTCACGCTCTACACGACTTAATCTGTCATAAGCAGCGGTAAGATTGGAAAGCTCAGCCCGCAACCTAACAAGGCTTCCTTCCATCTCTGTCTGCTCTTTACGTTCATTTTGAATTTGTTTATTCAGTACACGGATGGCATCTGTATATTGTTGGGTAGCAACCCTATTTTCGGTTAATTTAATATTATATTCCTCCCTACTCATACGGCCTTTCTTCAAATCCTCCTTAAGAGTTTGTTCTACTTTTCGAAGTATATCCAACTGCGTACGATACTCTGCTATTTTACGGATAGCATCATCATACTTTACCCGAATTTCCAATATTTTTTCACTTGTATTGTCTTTCATAATTATACCTCCAATTGTAACAATTTACATTCACATATTCCCGTATCTTCTGCCTTAATGGAAATAATGGCATAATATCTACCATATTGGGCCAAGTAAATTGGAACAGTCATATCCAAGTCTCTCAACTCAATATCATTTATTTCTATCTTTTCTGTGATTACTTTAGGCATATAAATGACCTCACTATAACTTTTGTAATAAGAGTTAATCACAGAAGAAAAATCAAGTTCCTCAAATGTTCCTTTCAGAACATCTGCATCATCTGTACAAAGTAAAATTCTTGGCTCCACTTTCTCTAGAGAAGATTTACCATCACTGTCATACTTATATAACTTTATAGACGCAACGCCACCTGCCATATCAGTACCAGCAAATGGAAGCGTAAGAATATCACGCTCTGAATCCAAAGTGTAATCTAATACTTGTAATGCTCCATCATAAGAGCCATTAACCGTAGAGTCTTCTTTGTAACGCAGATAATTCAGCTGTGCGAAATCATTCAGCCTATATTCCAACATATTAGGTTTATTCTCCTTATAAGTAGCAACAACCTTTTTTGTCCAATCATATGCTCTTGTTTCATTTTCTTTAATAGTATCTACAGAAACAAACTCAATGGAATTTGAATCATTCTTACCAGGAACAGCAAAAACACCGAGAATTGCAGCAACAGCTTTAATAAAATCTATCTGTTTTATTTCGGGCAAATTTGCAATAATCGGGAAGTGCCCATATCCTGCATTTATCTCATCATCTATCGAAGGCATCACTTGATCACATATAGCTGTAATGCTAAATGAATTATCCATAGATATACCACCATCATCAATCCACCCTGCGTCAAGTAATCCAAACAAAATCTCCTTACTTTCCTCTAGCGTATCTGTCTCTATATCTGTAAAATCAAAATAGATAGTATAACTATTTGTGTTATGCCTCTCAATCTTGCTATAATCTATAGTTGCAATATCGACTCTTGTATCATCATCCATAATGTAATAAGCAACCAGACATGCTCCATTAGGGTATATAGAAGTGGATACATCAAACGACACATTACCATTCATCAAAATCTTCATATTCGGAGCATTAAGTTTAAAGCCTTGAATATAAATTTTTCCAGAACTACTTTTAAACTTGGTTATAGTCCCATAATAGCTTGAAAACGACTTATCTGCAAAATACAATTTTTCCGGTTCTCCCTTATCAAGACGTCCATGTACATAGTAACTAAACTCTGCATGTAATGCATTTTTTGCAGCATAACTTCTGCTATCATTACGAGTTAATAAGGGTACAAACAATCTACTTAACATAAAAGCGCGATTAGCAGGAAACGTAAAAGTGACACCATTATCTTTCATAATTTGTAACAAAATCCAGGTAACCTTACACCCAGGATGATACCACCCTGTTGTATCTTCCCGCCGTATACCATAGTCTACTTTAGGAATAAAAAAATTACCGGAAGCATCCCCTTCAAAAGAACCTACTTTCCAAAATACATGATAATCTGGAAAATCATCATCAGCAATGACCTCATAATTGTGTCTATCCTTCAAATCACGTAGCGTTTTATTTCCACTTATAATATTTGCAAATCTAGAGACATTACCCCATGAAAGAGCAAATTCAAAAACATCCGATGTAGACAATAAGACCGCAGTTGCGTTATTGAGTATCTCTATCCCGTTACGAAAATAACGAGCATTCAGTTTAATTCTAGGATAAACGATGTCGCATGAAGGTAAATCAGCATGCATGATTGCACACTGATTACGTATAGTATTCGGAAGTTTGATAGTATAAGAATTATTACTTATAATCTTACTCAAATCCGTAAATATATTACTTTTGAAATTGAGCGTTACTTTGGTATCATCATCCAAATCCATCAGTTTATCACCAATGAATAGCATATCGTTTCTCATAAGCTTTGTACTCTTGTTTCTGGTAATATGATTGTTGCTACGAAATCCTGTAATACAGCTCTTGTCTTATTGAAATTACCAACAGATACATTCACCGCCTTCCAGCTATCAACTCCATTCACATTTTTACCTGCATACATATCAACAACGGGTGACAACGCGAGTTGAAACAAGAAGTCAAACGTTTCAGAGTCCACTAAAGGAGCACACACCAACAATGTATTCTCTTCTGTTTTTCTCTGCTTACGTCCTGAACCTCCATGATAGCCATTAACATAGTTATAGTCTTGCATATTATTACGAATGAATTCACCATCATTGGCAATTTGTTTGCTCTCATCACCACGTTTAAACAACCAATAGCAATAAAAGCCATGACGATTTATCCAACGTAAATAAATTCCATCCGTGCATTCATCAACTAAAAGCCTCACATTTGCGGCCACATTCGTCAATGCGTGAAAAGTAAAGTCAAAGGTATTATCGAATACACTTGCTCCCGTACTAGTTCCAGGGAGATTCAAAACAACATCCCTATTCGCATCAATACCCTGCAAAGTAAGATTATACACTTTGCGGTCAGACAATATGATGGACGGCAAAACTTGACCGTCAGCAGTCACACTAACAGTACCGGCCCCCGCAGTGTACATACCGACCGTAAATGGTAAGTTCCTAAACCATGTTAGAATACGGTCACCATTATATCTTTCGCCGACTTTCATTGCGCCCCAAATAATAAAAGTATTAAACTGGAAACTTTCTCCGATAGTGCTATCAGACGTATACATATCCACTTCAACAGAGAACAGACGCCCAAGCTGACTATCTTGTGGAATAGAGGATTGATAGTCAATCTTGCCAAACTCCGTTGCATCAAAAGCCGATTGCATATAGAAAGACAGATCAAAGAAACATGCGGTTTTAAATAATGCACGTTTTTCCTTATATTCCTTTCCGGTAAGTACGTCGGTTATCGTTGCTTCCACCCATGCCCAAGTATATCCACTAATATTTATCACTACCGGATTGAAACAGAAAGATATTTCATCCGGATACTCGATTGTAGTATTTCCTATCTTATGCGTCCTCATTACTATGCAAATTTATATGTTGTACATCGTTCAGAAAAACACCAAACACACGGTCCATAATATCCCGTATCGCTTGTGTAACACTCGTTGAATATATATCCTCATGCGTTCCAGAGTGATAAAGCCTAGTACCCTCATTTGCAATCTTACGAGCTACGAGATAAGCAAACGATTTAGGTTTTTCTACTTGAATCCTCTTATCCACCACCCATTGCTGAATTATTTGCCAAAAACCTTTTGGGATTTTTCCCGGTCCGCGTCCTGTTTCCAGAACTCCAAAAGCCTGTCTACCGAATAAAACACCATGATTATCATCTACTACGACATGCAGGCTCTTGATGGTTCTTCCGCTTGCACGCTGTCCAGCTTGTATATGATTCTCAATGATACGCTGCCGAAGTTTATCCAACTCCTCGTTCAGTATATCTTTAACGTCCTTTCTTCTGTCTTCCATAACTAACACATGGGTACTCCTTGAACCTCTTTCAGTTTCAATTCTATTACTATTCCAGTAACATTTACATCCAGCTTATCATAGAAAACGGAATAAGGGACTTCATCGCTTACCCACTCAAACAGCCCGCTCCTATTCAACTCACGGATAAATTGAACTGCATACCCTTTGCACCTCTCAATAACCTCATCATTCTCCACCCCGTCAAAATCAAACGCCGTCTTGTCTACAAAAGCAATCATGCAATTTGGGCAATCTCTTAACTGAGTCCTTGATATGACGAACTTCCCAGATGCAGGAAGCAGATTTATAATGGCCGGCAATGGCATCTTATCCAGCCGAACGTTGGCGGTCACCCAGTTATCAAATAAATAGGTAACTCCTTCCAGCTTCTCTGCGATAGAAGCGATTTTCCTTTCTACACTTATATTCATTGCTTATTCTGATATATTTCTCGTAATCGACGTTCATAACGTATTTTCTCCGCGTCCATATCAAGGCACTTGTACACTCTTACCCATGGAACACTCTCTACCTGCTCATGGTCAGTTATCCCCATACGGGTAGCATAGTAATCCACCAAGCCAAACAACCCGAACGAAAGCTTATCCACTCCGGCACGTCTTTCTTCCGGAGTCGGTACTACGCTCGTAGTTTCAAAAAGCTTGGTAATACGTTCAACCTCCCTGGTTACCCATGTGGAGAATCCCAAAATATCCGCTACCCCACACTTCTCTATCTTATCAATAGACAAACCAAGGACAACACGGCATGGAACCATTATACAATCTATTCCATTGCGTATGGATTGCAGTTCCATCAGCTGACCTATAGTGAGGTCATTCAGAGTCTCCGGAACTCTTACACCTGCGACAAAGTCCGGTTTAGGCAACTTCCCTATCTGATCCAACAGTTCAGCAGCATTGCTCGCCACGTTACTCAATATCAAAAACTCTTTTACTGTCATATCTGTCCTAATTTTGCTTTTGGTCTTTTAGGTATCGGTTTTATACGGAAAAGCATTGCCATTATCAACATGTCGAGGTAATCCGGAGAATGTCCGAGTATATCTTTCATATTCTCCTTGCTGATTATCCCTTTCTTCCGGGTATCGGCATCTATATGGTCTTGCTTCAAGACGGACAATTCTTCCATTATGCGCTCTCTTTGCGCTTCCATACATATAATTCTTATCTGCCGATTATTTATTAGCTCTGCAAGCTTAAATGCACATTCAGACTTCAGATTGTCGTACTCTGGATTAATAGGTCGGTTACCACCATGAAATTCTTTGATGCCATTCAAATAACTTTCAAGGTAGCTTCCAAGTCCATCACTATCAACGACCATCATGCTACGTGGAATCTTCCACTGTATCATCATGTTTTTAAGGTCCGTCTCAATAGATTTACCCGTGCTATATTCCTGGTCTAACCGGATATAACACACATTGCCTACCCAGTGCCCTCCGACAAAGCGGTCACGTCCTTTCATGGCAAGGTCAGCTGCTCCCGTCGATAATCCTATCGGTTTTACGTGCTCATTTGCGAATAGGTCACAAATAGCATCATAATCACAGAGTGCTGTCGGGTCGTTGTCATACTCCCAATTACCATAGTACAAGCGCTCCTTTGTCACTTTGTCCCTGGTATTACGGAGCGTATCTATGTAGTCCTCGGTAGCGTAGGGATTATCCTGCACCAATGCTTGAATAAAAGCGTATGGGGCTTCCAGCCTGCCTTCTTTCCACGGTTTATAGAACTCACGATAAAGCCAGTTCTTCTTCGGATTGCAAGTGATAAGTATCTTTCCGGATATTCCATACACATCATTCAAGTGCCGTCCTATACGCGTCTTCAAAACCTCAAATGCGAGGTAGTGAACCTGCCCGGCTTCTTCAATCCACCCTCCAGTAAACTCCTTAGAGCCCAATCGCTCATACATCGGGTCTTTGACGGGATAATATGTCAAGTCAAGAAAGATGATTTCCGACCCATTCCCCAAAAGTATACCGTCATTGGTCTGCTTGTAATCAGTGAATCGATGCCACTTTGCCACCTTGTCGAAAGTGACAGAGATAGACTCACGGCTATCTTTCAAATTATTCCGGCCAGCAAACCATCGAGTGCCCGGGAGATAGTAAGCACATTGCATAAGCCATTCACACCCAAGCCATGACTTTCCACCTCCACCGGCGCCACCATAACACAGAAACTTCGTAACATCGTCACGAAGGTAGTTATAGGCTAACCTCTGCTTTATATTGACCTTATATCCCATTACTTGACTTTCTCCGCATCTTCTGTATATGGTAGAAATTTAAATCCTTTGAACTCTTTTCCTGCATTCGTATAGTCCACCTCTTGTTTGTCGGAAAGTCCAAGTTTACGGGCAATGATATTCGCATTGAAAGCTCCAACGCACGCTCCCTCAAACTGCTGCGTTTCGATGGTTTCCTCCACGCGTGCGATGACCTCCAAAAAATCTTCATCATTCTTATTTCTACATTCGGAACGAAAAGTGCTCCACCACTTGGAAGAAGCACCTACATAAATACAGAAACCGGTAAGGGAATACGGACGGGAAGTCGGGGAAACTTCTTGTTGTACTTGTTGCTCATTGACTGTCTCCACTTTCTTTCCTTTTTTCCTTCTTACCGGAACAGTCTTTTGAATGGCCTTTTTAGATAACCATGGGTTTTCATCACACCATTGGAAATACTCACATGCCGCCTCCCATAAGAGTTCTGGCGTGGAAAAAAGTTTATCCCTCCCATGCTTGCTCCTTAACATCCAAAATTTATTTCCAGTTGGTGCCGCCATCTTATTTCTTCTTGAATCGTTCGTCCAATATCTTAGGAACAGTGTTATTCCAATTAATCACGTGGTGCAATCTTTTCGTTTCCTCGCTATGGCCCATCACGCCCACCTTCACAGAGGATGGCATCATCATAACCGTATAAAAACTCTTGACATATGTCCCTTGACTCATGTATATATCCGTCATACCTCCTTTATTCTTCTGCGTCTGCTTCTGGTTTAGCGCCACTTGTGGAACCTGCAGAAGTAGACATCCCCTGCTACCAAGCGTGGTATAGGTGTTCACATCTTCATTAATGCGACCAACGAATTTAAACGGTCTATCTACGGAACAGATGAAAGAATTCATCGCTTTCCGTTTCATCTTCTCGCCTTTCAAAATATCGTTTTCCTTTCCCCCTACAAAATCGCCTCTCTGAGCCATAGCCAAAGTGAGAGCCGGAATACTTTCATAAAAACGTAGCATAGCTTCAAATACCACGTCCAATTGCTTTATTGCCCTCTGTTTGACTGTACCATCTCTGCCGTAAGTAAAAGAAAAAACATCGTAATCATCATCCAGTTCTATGAAGTATTTGTAACCAAGTTTCCTTGCTATCTGAAAGCAAGCATTGCGCGCATAAACAATAGCTCTGCGATCATCAAAATTATCCGCTTCATCAAAAGTCTCTGCAATCTTCGGTTTATCGAACATTACAACGTTTTTATATTTCGCGTAATAATCTGCGGCCGCCTTATCTTCATTGTCTATCACATAAACAATTGGTCCCGTATAGCCACACTTCCGCAATGTCTTATCTGTGATGACGGAATCGGCACGGCCATGCGTCAGTATGAACGCTACAAAATCACTCCTCATCTTCAGTGTCCTCCAGCATTATTTCATAAATATCCTCCTTGAACCGAGAATAACCGTTCTCTATCGCCTTATCAAAATCTATTATTACCAGTGCAGATGCCTCCATCAGTTCCTGGACTTCTTTCTCTTGATGAGCATAGAACTCTGCTATCTGTCCGTAATCAAATACTATATGCCTCAATGCTGCTATTCGAAGAAATTCCTTCACACGGGCCGGAACATCTGAATTGTCTATTTCCGAAAGCAGTTCTTCATATTTGCTTTTATCATAGAGAGAATTTATCTCCGGGCATACAGGGCTTTTAGGCTCATACACCGGAGCTTCAATCTTTTTCGTGTATTTATTCCGGGCATCACTTTCACTATCTACCAGACTATCATAGTCAAAATCAAAGTTTAATCCCCAATCCATCAAAGACTCTGCATTCCACTCCTTCAATAGTTTTTCGTCCCATGTACCATTATTCACGTTATCACGGATAATAATCTCCCGTTCCCGCTCTTCTGTCAACCCATGAAGCAGAACCGTCGGCACATCAGAAAGTCCTAGTTCTACACTGGCCTCATACCGTTGGTTTCCGGCTATAATCACCAGTTCCCCAGTCCGGTCAGAGAGTATGATGGGACGTGCTTCGAAGTAGTCCGGATTACTATAAATAGACTCTTTGAGTATCCGCATCTGCTCCTCTGATATGGTTCTGGGATTGTTATCCAGCTTTTTAAGGGTCTCTATTTTTCTATAAATTATCTCCATTGATACACTATTTTACGTTACGACAATAAAGATACCGAATAATCCACGAACGGACTATCCGGTATCAAAGAAGTTACTGACACGATTTGGCAGTACATTTTGCCATGCTAGTACGGTTTTCCATCTCCATTATTATCCCTATACTTATGTTTCCAATAGCTATTTAAACAGTTATATACAGTAACGCAGATTATCAAAACTGTTATAACAAACCAATACCAATCAAATTCCATATCCTACTTTATTACATTCCACTCACTTTCCATAATCACATAGTCACACTTGTTGCATCGATGCTGATAAGTCGGGAACGGAGCCGTCGTATAATCTTCGACAGCTATTTCTATACTGCCACATTCCGGACACTCAATTTTTACCTCTTTAATACCGGAATAGTCCCAGAAAGATAGTTTCCCTTTCACGTTCTCGATAGGTTTGGAGTAAAGGATAGGATTAGCCAGTACCCAGTTATAAACTCCTTTCTCTGCCCAGATGGAAGAGTGATTCACAACACAATCCACAATTTCGACACTTCCAATGATAGCAGAATTTACATATCCATTGCCACAAATAATCTCACTCTGGAATCCAAGTGAAAAGCTATCCCATTGCCTTTTCGTAAATACACTATTAGGATTAATCATTTCCATGGGGACGGCGCTTGAATGAATCAGCACCCTCTGCCCTAAGTATTTCTTAGGGCACGGCCAAGTTCGGTTCTCAATGTCTTTAATGCCGTGGACTATCAAGGATGCCCAAGGTTGTTTTATGGTTATTGCTTTCATAAATTATTTTTTATATTTACATTTGCGGAAAAATTTAATCTCAAATCGAATGAAAACTGAAACGGATGAATCTAAGTATTTTGTAGCACCACACAGATTAGTAGAAATAGAGGAAGAAAGAAAGCATATAGAGAATATATTTTATGCCAGATTTAACTACTTCATTTTGTTTTTTACCCTCTTTCTAAGTATAGAAGTCGCTATTTTCTTAGGAGATGCTATCCAAGCTGAATATAAATTAACTATACTGATAATATTATCTTTTTTAGGCTTTATTATATCAGCATTTATTTGTTGTACACTCCTTAAAATCAGAAAAGCGTTGGAAGTAACACTCAAATACAGGGACAGAAGTTCTATAACTGCCAAACTCATACGAGAAGACTTAGGAGAAAGGAAAAAAGGTTGGAATAAATATTTCTGTTCAGCAAACTACATACTCAGTTTTACAATTCCTCTTTTATGTAGTTTGTTCATGCTGTTGATTGGCGGCCTGCTCATATATTGTAAATACATGGACATAGAGCTATTCGTCCTTACTAAATGTCCATAATATATCGAATCCAAGTTTGATAATATACTTCTAATTTCTATTTCACAATTTTACTTTCTTTTCCATAATCAATATCTTTTCCCATGTTTGTTTTCTCTCAATTCGTTGTATTGCATCTTCTGCTCAATATGCCATATAAGGTCTATGTCCAGATGCTTGGCTAGACCATATATTTTAATGAATGAGTAAACTATATCCCTGTCAACAAGATTTCTGGTAATATTGAAAATGGACTCCGTGAATGTTTTGCCAATGAATATGTGCGAATATTCTTCAAGCACTTCATCATCCAGACAGCCATTCTCCAACTTAATCTTACGCAGTCCGCACAAGTCAAGCAGGCGGATAACTGCATCGGCAAGCTCGTCTTCCACACAGTCTTTGATATATGTTTCAAAGTTTTCCGCAAAATACTTATTTTGATAATGAAAAGTCCGTTCGTCAAATATTGTACCTTTTTTATCGACCGGAACTTTGGCAAATCGTCCTTTCCTGTCAGCTTCCACAGCTTCCATAAGCTCGGATATGACAAGGCAAAGGCAGTGTTCGTTACTCAGCTCTTCATCGTGGAAACCGTGCTCGCAGGCGGTTTTATAGGCGCGGTTTCGCCATTCGTTCAAATTAATATTTTCCATAATCATATAAGTTTTAATGCTTCTTGTATTCCTGCTTCAAGTGCTTCTTCGTAGGATTTATAATGGATAATAGGTCTGTCAGACAACCCAACTAAGTCATGGTTCGGAATTGTTAGTATATCATATATCCAATAGTCTCCATACATATAGGATACTTCAACGTGTAGCTTCTTGATTTCACGTAGCCACTTTTGGGCAACATACAATGTTGGACATAAAAACTCGAATAATTCTCCATATATTTCCATACAACACGACATACTTTGCGGAACGTCGTATTTTGTAACAACCTTATTGCGGTCTATTAGATGTTCACATTCCCAAACGAAACCTTTCTCTTTCAGCAGCTTCGCTGTCTCTAATGTTACAAGTTCTTCGGTCATATAATCATTTTTCCCCTTTATAAAGGGCACACCCAAATGAAAAAAGTAAAGTGTCAAATTCTAAACTTATCATTATGGATGTCGGGTGTGCCCGTTTTTATTAGTATATTTGTTTCGTCAAATTTTAAACTTAGTTATTATGCAATACTCTGTTATTGAAGTAAGCCCTAATATAAGGCTTGCCACTGATGAAGCGTTCGGTGATTTCAATGTGTATATCGTGAAAGAGATTCTCTGTTATGTCGATATGACATTTAGCGATGCGCTTCAAATCCCTTGTTCCTCGATAGATAAATGTACGGTTAGATACAACTACTTTAAGGATAATCCAATGTGCAGCAACCTTGGTAATGATAGGATTATTTACCTTCACACAAGAGGTGATTTTTGGTGCCAATGGATTTACCAATTTGCTCATGAGTATTGCCATCACATTATCAACGGGACTATGACTAGTGAGTTGTCTGGTTTGATGTGGTTTGAAGAATCCGTTTGCGAACTTGCTTCCATGTATAATCTGAATAGTTTGTTCCGAATTTGGAGTCAATATCCGCAATCAGTTCAGCGCCATTACGCCCCTTCTTTCCAGGATTATCTAAATGACCTTCTGGCAAAGAATCCAGAGTTATACGCTTCAACTCTTCATCCGAAATTTCTACAATCCTGGGATAGCCTTCTAAGAGGGAATGTATACCACAGAGACCATTACAATGCAATTGCTGCTCGAATGTTTCCTCTGTTTCTCGAAAATCCTTATCTGTGGAAGATGATTCTTCACATTGGCGACTCCCGTCAGTGGAATTCGCTGGAAGAACTGTTTGCCCATTTGGAGAGGAATGCCGATGACAGTTATTCGGATTCTCTGATTCAATTAAAAAATCTTTTGATTCCATAGTTTTAGTTTTTAATTTCTGATTGTTCAGTTTCTTAAAAAATTTCATCGGTGACACTAAGGAACCCGACGAAATGTCTTTGAAAAATTCACTATCATCATTCACACCCAATACAAGACAATACTCCTGCGGATTAACTTTTGCCAATTCACGGAGCTTCTTTTCCCTATCTACACCAGCATAAAGAATCCCGGTATATTCCAAAGTAATAGAGCCGTGCACACCTTTCAAATCTGATAGCTTTAATATTTTCCCTCTTGACATTATTCAATCTCCTTTCAGTTTCTTTATCAATACATCAGTATAATTAATTGATTCAATAGCTACTACTTCTATTGCATCCATCTTTTTATCTGGATGTTCATCCAAATACATACCCAAATTTTTCATAAAGAAACTGTTTGAAATCAAAGCTTGCATTGCAGCCTTTGCCAGTTCATAACGCCTCTGTTCCCAATCAATTTTCTTTTCTTCCATCTTTAACCTCCTTATTAGTTTTAACAAACCCCTTTTGAATGCACCAGCACAACATCTCGTAGGCTGCATCAATTAATAAATCATCAGTAAAATGTTTGAGGCAATCATCTATATCTTCAACATTTCGATATGCTACAGTGTCTCTTTCAATCATCCATACAAACAATATTTGTTTGGACGGAAATGGATTCAAATAATGTGGCAGCTTATCGAGAATGTCCTGCAAGGTGTAAGTAGGGGTTGTTTCCCAAAAATTAGAATCCAGTTTTTGGTTTATTACATACTCATAGATTTCAAGCTCCCACGTTACAGATTTATGTGAGATAGCGCGACACCAGCACATACTTGCATCACCCGTATCTAATCCAAGCTCCTGCAAGTGCTTCATCTGCTCAATTGATAATACTTGTTTTGATTTCATAATTCCTCCTTATCTATCTTTACTCCATTTCGATATATTTCTCCAACGCTTTTAGGTTCTTCACGGGAAAGTGTAACCGTTACTTTGCCACGATTAACGAAATACTTGCAATCAATAAGCTTACAAATCCATTCATCACAACGATTTACTAATTTCTCACATTCTTTACGAAGGGAACATATAGTACATTCATTATCACTTGGATAATTCACAGCTTCATGCAGCACTCCGTCTATTATTATTCCATTCTTTACTTCCATACCGTTCATCCATTAGAAGTTACACCCAAGCACAACACTTTGTTTGAAACACCTATATCGTCAAATTCAAGAATTAAATACTCTGTATCATAAGGATAAGGGTATCTGCAATTTTTCAATTCTTCATCCGTCAATTTGCGTCTGACACGCATCTCGATTTCAAAATCATCGGGAAGGTTCTCTATGATTTTTCTAAGTTGTCCTACGTTCTTTATTTCCATAATCAAATACAATTAGGGCATTCATCCGATTTGTTACCTTTATTGTCTGTATATACAAAAACATGTTCTCCTTTTGAAGAAGTTATGTCGACCATACAGCCGCACTTCGTACACTTTCTATGCATAGTATTAGGGTAGTTTATCCATCTGTGCCCTTTTCTATTGGCTGCTCCTGGTTTTGTTCCGTTTTTAAATCCCATATCGAATAATTTTATTTTTCTTACAAAATCTGATTGAATACCTCACAGCCTTTCGTATGTCCTCATACTCCCTTATACTGTACACGTTGTATGTACGGAGCTTTTTCATAATCGCTTCCTCTATAAAAGGAAGAATATCTTTCTCAAACCTACTCATAGCATCAAAATAATATCTATTCTTATACACTCTTTAGGTTGAGATAAAGGTTCTGATTCTGTGTTTTCCCGATATACATACACTGTATTGGTTTTCAATCCGGTTTCTAATTCGAGATTTTCCAGAATCCGGGCTATCTCCATTTCTGCTTTCGCTTTCTTTATTTTTGCTTCTTCTATATTCATATCAATCACCGTTTAAAACATACAACAACTTTCTTGCTTTCCTATAGGTATCAAAACCTTTTACATTCACCCATTCAGACGAAAGACGTTTGTCTTTTCTTACTTGTACGCAATACACGACTATCGGAATACAGCCGCTATACCTTATTTCTTTCACAATTCTATATCTTTCCATATTAGTCTCCTTTCTCCTTAATCCGTTCCAGTACATCTTTGTTTGCTTCAAATATTTCATCAAAGGATGGTATAGGCATCCAACAGATGGGTTTACTATTATGGCATACCCACTTTCCGTTCATTACAAAAGCTACTTCGTAATAATATCTGCCCTCGTAATTAGTCTCAACCAAAACACTTTCTAACTCTTCCGGCAACCGTTCTTCAACGCTTATCCAGGGTGATTGCTTTGACTGCCAGTCTGCACCAGCCTTGAAACCCCTCGTCAGTCCATTGTCATAATCCACCACATTTTTTACCTTAAAAGGCAATTTATCTAAAATATTGGATTCATAATTGGCAAAGTTCATTGCCGCTTCTTCTACTGTCTGTTTCATATCAATAGCTAGGATTTAATACATATACATCACATTCGTGACATTGATTACACCTTTTATTACTATCTTTAATACACATAAGTTTGACTTTATCATGTTTCAATTTCATTGCCCATTCTGCACCAGCGATAAAGCCTGCATAATATGCTGGGAATGCACTTCCGCTGCTTCTACTTTCTGCGAAAGAATGAGCGGCTTCTTCCAATGTCTGTTTCATATCAATGACTTTTAATTTTCTTGTATTTACCACACTTCTTGCAGAAGTAGTGACGGACGGTGTACCAGTTGCTATCGCCCCAATCATCAACAACTTCTACTTTCCTTTCAAATAAGAATTCCCACTCATGGCAGCAGAACCATTTCTTTACGATGGCATCAATTAGATGCTTCATACGCATTTCGATTTATCAATTTGTCCAATGCGTTGCTTCTCAAATCCCTCTATCTGTGCATCAGTAAGGTTATTTAACCATTCATCAGCATACTTTCTGTACTTGGCATGATTGCATTTATAAAATTCCAATCTAAGCCATTCAAGGGTTATTTCCTTATTCATTTTTCTTCTTGTTATGAGCAAAAACCACCGGTTTCCGCTCGTGTTAATCTCAATTCATTTTCCTTTTTCTATTCCGCTCGCTCTGTACCTCTGCCATACACATCTTGCACCATGACGCTTTCAGATGGTATTCCTTACCGTTACGACGGGCTGTCCTATCGAAAAACCGGGATAACGGAAGTGCTCTACCGCAACGGGTGCACAGTTTACGCTCCACTCCGTCAACCACCACCCGGTTACGGGGTTTCCTCCTCACGATTTCACATGGTCCGCATTCGGACGCACCGTACCTCCTGCAACAGGCAAGTGAGTGCTTGCCGCACTTGGCGAAGGAGGTGCAATCCGAACGGGGAACTATCTGGTGAATGTTCATACGGCATCATTCATTAAGTCGAACAATGTGGGTGCGCTGACCTCCATCTCTGCCTCATACAGATATGAAAGACTATCTTTCCAGTAGTCGTAATTGAGTTCGGTAGACAGACCTTTCCTCCCCAGATTGATAGCGCAATATGGAACAGTGCCGATACCTCCGAAGGGGTCAAACACCAGTTCACCCCTGTTTGAATACCGTTCAATCAATCTTTCGACAATATCTAACTGAAGGGGGCAGATGTGGTTCTGCCGTTTCTTCTGCGACTGCTTGGTATTGAGCGTGCGCATCCGGGTGACATCATCCCATATCCAGGGCTTCTTGCTTACCGGGTCAACGACCATGAATGTCTTTGGCAGTTTTCCGTATGCCTCCAGCTCTTCGGCGAATGATACGTGTTCCTCATAATCATAGACGTGCCCACGCTCGTAGTTCCTGAATAGGTGGCGTATCTTGTCAATGCCGGCCCCTTTCATGTCCTCGTAACTCAATAGAGAGTTACCCGAAGATTTCCAACTTGCATGAGCGTCTATCTGCCAACGGGCCAACGAATATTCGCTTTTGTTTTTTGTCACCGGCAAATCAGCATAAGCCCGTGAGGTGTCAGAAGGAAGCTTGCGGAAAAGAAGGACATATTCAGGACAACCGATACCCATCTTTGAACCGTCCTTGCACATCTCCGTATATCCAAGCCGATAAGTCTGGTTGTTCTCCCTTACCACATCCGTATCCACCGTGATGCGCCCCATGTAGCGGAAACCGTGTTTCATGTAGTGGAATACAGTCATTTCACTGAACGGGTCGATGGTAGGCATACCGTCACCCGTAGCGTTGCCGAACAGTACACGGTCTTTCACATGGATGCAAGCTAACCTACCGGGTTTAAGAATACGCATAAGCTCCGGTGTAAGATAATCCATCTGCTCGAAGAACTTGCCGTTGTCCTCATTATGCCCGAAGTCGTTATAGGTCGGAGTGTACTCATAGTGGTTGGAGAACGGGATGCTGGTTACAATCAAGTCCACCGAATTACTTTCCATAGTCTGGCATTCAAGAACATTGTCATTATTAATCGCCATCCACAGTTTACCGGACTTTTCTTCCCTGCTGGCAAACATCCACCGCATCATCTTTTCCTCTGCCTGCAAGCCGAACAAACCGTTCTCACGGACTATATCGGTCATCTTGGCTACCATCTCGCGGTGTTGCGCCCACTTCTGCATGAAGCTCTTGTATATCTCGCCCTCACTTTCCGCATAGACCAGATAGAGGTCAACCGGATGCTGCTGCATGAAACGGTAGATACGGGCTATCGCCTGGAACTTGTCGTTGAAACGGTAGTCAATGAACATGATTGCCTTGTGGCAGTGGTACTGGAAGTTCAAACCCTCACCGAGCATCTCCGGTTTGGCGGCCAGATATTTCAGACGGCCGTCCTTAAAGTCCGCTATCACTTTGTCGGCTTCCCCATCATCCTGCGAACCGTACACAGCCTTACATCCGGATATGGTGTCACACAAAGCCTTCCGTTCATTCTCCAGGTCATGCCATAAAAGGAAATGGTCGCCTTTGTTTTCAGGACGGTTAATGATTTCCACCACACGGGCAATCTTTTCCTGCATGTTGTCCCGACGTTCTTTCGCTGCGTCGGCAAGTCCGAGAGCAGCCTCACGGAACATCTTCACTTGTCCGTCACGGTCGGTTCCGGCAGTGGAGTTATCAACACTAACCACTTCTTCATGTACACGCAGTTCCGGCAATTCATATCCGGTATCGGGGTAACCAAGGTCGGACGGTTTGGTGAGGAACAACGCCCATGTACTTACCCACAACCAGAACTCCTTCTCCTTGTGCGGATAAAGGGTAAGGTTATTCGCCTTCGTGCTGTCACGCTGAAAGAAACGGGTAAGCGCCTGCCCGGTATCCATCACACCGAGATAACCGGCATAATGTATCAGTTCCTTATATCTGTTGGGCGATGGCGTGGCGGTAGCGACAAAGCGGTAGGGAACATCCGCAAACAAGGGAAGGAACTCCTGATAGGTCTTGGTACCGAAACCACGCAGCACGCTCGCTTCATCCAATGATGTTGCGGTGAAGTAGGAAGGTTCTATTCTTACACCATCTTCACCGTCGCGCACACGCTCGTAGTTCGTAACCATGATGTCAGTCTGACATATCATCACATCAGCCATAGTTCGTACATAGGTCACTTTCATGTGCAGATGTTGTTCCGCTTGTGTAAGAAACTCAACGACTACACGCTTGGGACATACTATCAGTCCTTTGCCACCTTTGTGTTTCAGGACTACCCGAAGTATCTCCAACTGAGTTACGGTTTTCTGCATACCGAAACTGGAGAATATCGCACGGCAACCGCCGGACACCGCCCAACGAACGGTATCTTTCACATGAGGATATAACGATGGGGTTAAATCATCCTGATTGACCTCGAACCCGGTCTGATGACTGATGGCCATCTTGTCTTTCAGAAATTCTATATATTCTTTCATGCTGTCATTCGTTGTTTAATTAGATTTATATTCTTCTCCACAAGACCAATGATACGATTGTGATAAGGCGAAACACCATTGCATACCGCCCTTGACTGCTCTACTTTCAAAGTTTTCAAATTCAGTTCCACAGTCTCGATGCGTTTCCCTTCGGTGTCCTTTGCAGAAAGTATCAGAGAATCCGGCCTCTTGTAATAGCCATTGTCATATACGCAATGGTGCATTACCGCACCTTCTTCCGCTATCTCGGCAACACTGCTTATCACCGTCACCATTATCTCACCGTCACCGAAGCACATACCGAAAAACTTCCCTTTGTCTTTCTTGTACACTTCTTCCCACTTGGCTGCCTCCTTGTACTTTTCCTCCAAACTCCGCTTCGCTTTCACCTTGCGTTTACGCTCCATCATCTTGTCGTGTGCTTCCATAAGGTTAGGCGGACAAACATATTTAGCGTTATGGGTGTCGAGGTTAAAGTATGCCAATGCTTCCAGATAGTCGAACCATAGGGAAGCATCCTGAACGATGTAATGATTCCGGTTGCAGATGTTAAGGGCATGCCGGAAAGGTATCTCGTAGTTATCCTTACGCAACATGTATTCAAAAACGGACAACTGCCCGGTCTTTACCAAAGTCTCGGCTAAGGGGTTGGTAAGCAGCTGGCAAATAGTATCCACAACAGAAACCCGTGCCATCTTCAATAATCGCCCCATCCAACCGTTGCGCCGGAGCAAGGGAGTGACTGATGCACGCGGATAGAGAAAATTTCCCGTCACATCAAAGACATCGTTCATCTCGTAATACCCGGAAGCACTTCCGTTGTGCTGCTTAACATCTGTCTTGCTATCGTAATCCCAACTGAAATGAAACGGGCTACGGGTGTATTTCTTCCCGGTTATTACTTCCTTGCCGCCATCCGTTATCCAATTCTGGAATACCTCATGGATGTACATACGGGTATCGCAACCATACACATTATCACGCAGCACATCGAATGTCCGTACTACCATCATGCCATGGAAGGATTGCACTACCGAATAGAGCTTTTCTTCGGAATTGGCCTTCCTGCTATGTCTGTGTTCCAAATTCAATGATTTCCCGCAGTTCGGGCAATAATGGGTTTCCATCTCCAGAGATACTGCCAGCATAGGCTTGCTCACACAGTCGATATACCCACAGCACTGGCACCACACCTCACCTTTCTTCAAATAGTAGCCTATTTTTGGAAACAGAGAAATGGCATATCTCCGTTGCGCATCCGTCAATGGCGGCAACTTGCCTGCCAATGCCATTGCGTGCTTCTCTAATTTCGTCCTCGGTTTCATTGTCCTATCAATGGTTTACACAGTTCAACAACTCTCTTGCAATCTTCCATATCGAACATACCAATATGACAAACTTCATGTGGTATGTTCAGTTGGTTTGTTGTTTTCCTTGCGAAGTATTTTGATTTCATTTCTTCAAGAGCTATGGTAATTTTGATTTTATTTCATTAATAAGTTCTTCATTGGATATGCAATAGCCAACATTAACTACATCACACAAATGCCTCTTTAAATCGGTTGGATTATCAAATTCAATAGGCTGTTTTCCAAAAGGGGTAATGCAACATTCTTTCTTATATACCTTATGCCCTCGTTTTTCTATTTCTTGAATCAAATCTTCATCAGAGGCTAAATCCATAAAATCATCGAAGTAATCATCCAAATATACATCCACATCGGCTGTAACTGTAATATAATCCCTCTTTTTATTCATATATGCTTTATTTTAAGTTCAACATTCACCGGCTTGTCTTTCATCGTGAAGAAAGCGTCAAGCAGCTTCTCCTTGATTGCCTTCAAAGGCTTTGTCAGTATATGGCTCTCTACTATTTCGAGAGGTATCCTCCTGTCGCTATACGTTATTAGGGACATGGAAATTATGATGTAGGGCTTCATATTCTTTCACTATCGGTTTACATAAATCAACAACTCGTTTACAATCCTCCACACCAAACATTCCTATGTGGCAAACTTCATGTGGTATTCCTAATTGAATAGATAACCACAAATAAGCTTTATTCCTATTTGAAGTGTTGGGGATATGTTTCTTCCAAATTTTATTGATAAGATTGGTCTTAGCTATTTGGTCAAAATAGAAGTGGGCTTCTTTCTTGGCTTCCCTTAGTTCTGTATTTGCCAGTCGTCCTAACGCTCGGTCTGTACCCTTATGCACACCGACATAAGCCATACAATCCCAGCATAGATATATCATCCCGTAAGAACGTCCATAAATAACAGAACTATCCACATATTCGGTACGATTACCACAATAAGGGCAAATCTTACCAGACAGAATACCATCCATAATTTAGAACAATGACATCTGTTGTACTTCAGTTTCTCCTTTCCTTGCTCGTGACGTTTTTTTCCTAAGCGATGCATATTGCTCTTCGGTCAAACGTTTTATCGCCGCTTCACGAGCCGCTTTCTTCTCCTCTTCCGTCAGTTCTACGGGTTGAAATGTGGAGATGGATGCACGGGTTCCAGCAGGCATCTTGCTCACTTTGATGTCATCCTCATCATAATAGTGGATAGCCATCCCGAATACCTCCTCGTCTGTCATGGCTACAGCATTACCCCGTTTCCGCGCCTCGTCCATGATGTAGGAACAGCACTCATCCAAATTCTTGTTTTCTTTTGCGTAGGACTTGGCAAACAGTTCGTCAGTCCTAGCACGTCCGTCAAGATGATTCTTGATTACGTCCTTGAAAGTTTTGTTTTCCATAATTGCGTTACAAATAACTCCTTAAACAATAGTCCGCTATCCAGTAGCAGACAAAATAAAAAGCGGCATATACTGCCAGGATTGACAGAATAGTCGCTATCAGTTTGGTCTCTTTCATTTCAAATTCAGTTTTGCCCGTAAGTCGTCGGGCGGTTGGTGATTCCGTTTTACCGGAGCTTGTTGTTCCTCCAAAGCTTGGTTATTGCGTCGACGAATGATAATATCCAGTTCATCTGACCGTTCCCGAAGAAATTTCCGAAATGCTTCGCCAACGGTTATCGTATCGAAATAACCATAGAACTTACCATACCTTCCCAGCTTGAACCGTGCGACAAACAATATGAACTCCGTCAGTTTGATGTAGTGATACTGGCTAACGAACAGCCCAGAGAACTCATTCAAGGCATTTTCATCGGCCCCCTCCTTCGTGGAAGAAGCAAAATCAATGGTCAGTAACTGCGTCTTTACCCACAGAGACGAGGAACCATATCCGTACATCCGTTCAAGGTCTGACAGCGTGGGAGACTTCTCGCTGTACGCTTTCTCGGTATCTGCAAGAAGCATAGGCTGAAGAGACGTTGAATATGCGGCAGAAGCCTTGCTAAAGGTCGGGTATTTCTCCTTGATGGCTGATAGCATTACTTCCCTGCTCGATGGCTGCATATTCGTCAAGGAGGTTTCTTGCCTTTGCTGTTTTATCAGCATCCCGACTGTTTTGTCTTTGGGCTTGATTTTCTGTTTTTCCATTGTCCTGCTGTTTTTTCTCGATTATCCAAAGATTGGCCCGACTGTCCCAACGTTCCACCTTGGCACCAGTAGCAGTTTTCCAACCGAGACCGGAGAAATGGTTGTAGAAAATATCCGCTTGCAGTTCCCAATCGGGAAGTTTATCCCGGAAATATTCCCGCACTTCTTCGGCGGTAGGTGGTATAAACTCCACTTTAGGCTTAACGGGTTTCTTTGTCGGTGGTAGGTCGGGTGGGAATAACTCGCCAGAGTTATCTTCCCCTATACTCTTAGTCTTATTCTTTGTCTTATATAAAGGGTTACCATTTTGGTTACCGTTTTGGTTACCACTTTGGTTACCGTTTTGGTTACTACTTTGGTTACCTACAGAAACCAAAATATAAGCCGCTGCCTTTTCTCTCCTATTGCCTTCAATGAATTCAATCAGCCCCTTTTGCTTCAATCGGTTGCGCAAATCAATTATAGTCTTGTTACTATAACCTAATTCGGCTTGGATTAGACGTGTTGGTAATTCAAATGGGCAAAGCCAGTTCCGGATATTGCATTCTTTCAATAGAAAAAAGTAAAAGTCTGCTTCATATGCCGTCATCGGCTTATATCGTCGAATTTGCCAAAACTGATTGATATAATCTATATAGGTCATAATAGGTAAGAATTGACTTCATTCATAAACTCAGGAAGAGAATGGCATACCACATATTTATTTCGGAACTTTTCAGCCTCTCTCTGCCATCTTATCTGCTCCTCGCTTTGTTTCCCTTTCGGTCTCTTCATTTCGATGCAAAGAGCGGAAAATCCTTTCTTAGGTACAAGCAGTATCAAATCGGAAACACCCCTTACACTTCCCTCGTACTTCATTTGTGCTCCAGTCCTGGCATCACGCTTGCCACCATTTGGGACAGCAAACAACATAAGACTCAAAGACGGGTATTGAATCCGGAACCAAGTCAGACAGCTATGCTGTATCTGACTTTCCGATTGCGGTGTAGTTTGTTTCTTTCTCATAATCTTCCTTTGAATAAGTCCATAGCCATATCTACTACATTCTCCTTAACCACATCATCCGTTCCGGTAACACCGTTAGCTATACCTTTCTTTCGCTGGATAACATCATACATGTATTCATCAATGGTATTCTTACCAAGAAAGTAGTAACAGTTAACGTTATTCTTCTGCCCATTACGGTGTGCCCTATCTTCTGCCTGCTCACAGTCAGAAAAAGTCCATGGGAACTCGATGAAGGCTACACGGCTGGAAGCAGTCAAGGTGAGCCCGGTACCACCCGATTTGTAGTTAAGGATAATCAACGTACAATCCGGATTGTTCTGGAAAGCATCGACGGCCATCTGTTTCTGCGTAGCGTTATCCTCACCCGTAACCGTTACAGCTTTGGGAAACATCTTCTTCAGTTCCAACACTACTTCTTTTAGGTAGGCAAAGACAATCAGTTTCTCGCCTCCATCTATCACGTCATGTATGAATTCGGCAGCCGCCTTGATTTTCCCACGTGCAGAGATGGCTTTCAGAATGCCCATACGAACCATTACCTCGCCCCTCATGGACTTGGCTATCTTCTCATCATCCGCATTCTTGTAGACACGCAGATATTGTATGAGGTCGCTTTCCGCTTTCTCATACTCCAACCGCGTAGTGATATCCATCTCAATATACTGACGTGTCTTGTCTGGAAGCTGTGTCAACACTTTAGCTTTTTCACGCCGGAAGAAGCAGGTATTCCAAAGGCGCCAGTTCAGTTCTTTCAGATTGGAGGCTTTCTTCGGCCCATTACAGAAACGTTCGGTGAATGTCTTATACCCTCCGAAATCCTCCAACCGTCCCATTATCTTGAGTTGCTGTATAAGGTCAGTATTGTCATTCACTACCGGTGTTCCCGTCAGTTCAAGAATGAAATCCTTGCCTTTACAAATGCCCTCAACAAACTTGCTCTGCTGGGTCTTGGTAGACTTGCACTTATGCGACTCGTCAATGATTACAGACTTGAAAAGGGTTATACGTGGGTCAAAGGTGATTGATTTCAGCGTAAACCGCGTATCATTCTTCACATCCAATACAAAGAACTTTTTCAAGCTCTCGTAGTTAGTGATGAAGATGTCACAACACTTGGTTTCAATGAAGCGCTGCCAAGTATTTTTGTTCTTATCATCAAGGATTAGCGCCTGCTTTCCAGCAAATTTCTTGAACTCACGCTGCCAATTTATTTTAAGTGCTGCCGGACATACAACAAGGCACGGATAGGATTTTGCAATCGTCACCGTGCCTATTGCCTGCAAGGTCTTACCGAGTCCCGGCTGGTCACCGAAGATACACCGTTTATGGGCCAGAGCATAGGCTATGCCCTCCTTCTGGTAATCGTACGGTTCAAGTAGCAATCCGTGGGGAACGGTCAGCTGCGGCATCGGAGTAATGTCAAAACTCATATCGACCTTTCTTTGCTCCGACCGTTGTACGGAACCGCAGAATCCCTGCTGTACCGCCCATTTCGCCATTGTATCAACATACCATTCATCAGCCAAGTCAACCCACCACGCCTTTTCATTGAAAAGATATGCTTTCTTTGCGTTAGCCTTGACTGACGGAATATTGTTCACGCATTTAACCAACATCGGATGATACATGAATTTCAGTTTGAAGCCGTCCGGATATTTGGTGATACAAAAAGGTGCTGCCATATCAAGCTGCCGGCTCTTTAATCTTCACTTTTTTACTTTTGTTTCTCGGCTTCACTTTCTTCCCGTCAATCGTCAGAGTAGTGCCACTCTGTTCCACCACTTGTTTAAGGAACTCATTCGCTTCCTCTTCAAATGCAGCATCTCCCACCGGGTCGGCTGCAATGTCCGTAGGAATATCCCCATCGAACGGAAGTTCCTGCTGGACTACCGCCCATTTCTTAGCGGTAAGATACTGTTCCACCTCATAATTACATGCCTCAATTGCCTGCTGCAGTTCGAATGCATGCTTATATTCCTCGTTCTCATTGTTGAACATGGTAAACGGAGCTATAAGGTTAAGCACCTTCTTACTTTTAAGAAAACGTTTTCCAACCAATACCACACCTTCATTGTCATCCGAACCGCTAACTGTGTAGCCCGTGACCTCGAATGTAGAGAAGATTTCTTCCGGCAGTTCATCTATGGAGTCCTTTCCATCAGCTTCTTTCTGCTCACAGAGGAAAGCAAGGTGAGGAATCAATTCGTTAAACGCTGCACGCAAATCCTTATGGATAAGATTCTTTCCCTCAATGGTTACATTGTCCTCATTCTCGTTCTTGAAAGAGGCAACAAGCGTGTTGTCTTTCGTGATTTTTGCTTTGGTGATATTCATTTCTACCTCCTGTCTTTATATTCGTTGATAAATTCGTTATAGTAACGGTCAGCCGGAAGAGGGAGCGTTATTCCCAGTTCGGCAGCAGCATCGGCCTGAACCTTATTTAGAAAGTCAGTCATCTGCACTGTATTGAGTTTCGATGTGCTTCCGGCAATGACCATTTCTTTTCCTCTGAAATACGAAGTCCTTCTGAGAAAGCGGTTACAATAGTAATCGTGTACATCCTGCTTGTCCGTCCCGGTCTCCTGCTCAATACAAGTAAACCACAACCACATAAGCGCATTCTGTGACAGCGTCCTTGGCTCTGTGAACCTTTCGATTTTTACACGATACCGACCATTACGAAGCTGGGAACACATGAAGTCAAAAGACTTGCTTATGTGTACCTCGCCGTTGACCTTTTCCAGAATTGCTTCTTGTGCCATTACTCTAATCCAAAGATTTTTTTATCAGAAATAATGTCTCGGTTTGCTTCCAAAAACTCTATGAAATGCTCGCAGTGTGCCGTAAGCAGCTTAATCGTCTGTTCATGGTTATAAGTGTAGTATTCCGGGTATTGCGTTCCGCTAATTAGTGGTGTCCGACTGGTACCGCCCTTCATCTGATAGGCAGTGTACTCAAATGCTTTCACGCTTTCCATCTGACCGGAAGCAATCAGACAGTAAGGATATACATGGCGCTGCCAGCCGTGTTCATACTTGCCAAAATCATACTTAGATGTCGTCTTGATATCATATACAGTATCACGAACGAGCTCATCTATATACCCATAAAGCTCCACATCACCATAGCGAGTGGGAATGACTGCGGACACAAAGACTTGGGACAATGCACCGGAAAAATACTTCGACTGCTCTATACACCAGCTACGGTCAAATAAGAAATTACGCTCTGGCGCGATATCAGTAGCAGGAAAATATACCTGAATGGTATTCGTTTCTCCATCACCGATAATGGTGTATGGCTCCCGTTCGCTTGGTATATGCTTTTTCTTGTGGATATAGCAGTCTATGACAGCATTAAAGGCCGTTCCTTTATCAGCTGCCTCACTCTCAAACGGGACACGGTTTATCGCATCAAGTAGGCTTTGCTTCAGCCCTGCTTCAATTTCTTCCGGACTTTTCTTGTATTCTCCCGTTTCATTATCGACATTCCAGAAGCTCTCTACCTGCTCATCAGCCCGTAAATACTGCTCGAATTTATCGAGCAGTGACGGGTAGAATCTGTACTTAGGCTGCTGGCTCATACTTATTACTGAGTTTATTGAACTTCAAACCTAACTTTTTGCATTTCTCGTTAAGCAGCATGCCAGCCCGAACTTTACTATCAAAGATATGCGTCATTCCCGCAATAGCTTCCCGAACAGAATTGGCAGATTGAACATCTGTTACTTGTTCCACCGTGTCACGGATAGCGTCAAGAATAGCATCATATTCGGAAGATAGTTCCGTTTGTTTGGTCTGATACCCCTTGTAGGTATTAATGATATTCGTCATAAAATCATTCTCACCCGTTACGGTACCGGACTCATCAATGATAACGGGTATTTTGATACGAGAAGGAAGATTACAAGTATTCTTCCCGTAGAACTTCTCGCAGGGGTCAAAAGAAATCGTTCTGTCCTTACCGATAGCCTCCATATAGCCGACCAAATCCAGCTCCTTAATCAAGTCACCTGCGGACGAACCGCCAATCTCCGGACGTATCTGTTTTTCGTCGCCTACTTTCTCCTCCCGTTCATGAGCCACGAAGATAACAGACTTGCCCATGAGGGTTACTTGGTTAACGAAGTTGATGAACATGTTCTTACGTACTCCGTAGCCTTGCAAAGAAAGGGTACCATCCGCTTTCTTCATCTTCGGATTCGCTGCCATAATCGCCTTATCCATAAAAGAAAGCATCTTTCCGGCAGTATCAATCACAATAGTGGAAAACTCCTTGATTTCTTCGGACGAAAGTACCTGGTTCGTCTCGTCCCAGCTTGTAATCTGGACGGTCGGTACACGATGGGCGGCATTGACACGGTGAATACCGCCGTCATAATCGAACAATACCGGATTGGGAGCCGATAATGCAAGAGTGGTATTATGTGTTACAATAAAGTCATCTGTTATATACAGTTCGTCTTCATTCGACACTTTGATACAAACACATTCAGA